ATTAATGAAGGACTGACATTTACTGTAGAACAGTATGGTCATTACAATCCAGCAGTAGATAATTTACTAGAAAATATAGAGGCAAGGTACGATTGTAACTGTGATGTACATATATTTGGCAATGCTAAACCTAATGGTGTGTCATTCGGTGCACATTGGGATATTCCTCCTAATTTAATTTGTCAGATAGAGGGTACAACACGTTGGCAGGTATTTAAAAATAGATGTTCTAGCATGATTAAGATGACAGACAATCCATACCTACCAGATAAGCATGATGAGGTGTTGGATGTGGCAATTGATGACACTCTTAATCCAGGTGATGTGCTATACATCCCATCAAGGATGTATCATAAACCACATCCAGGTGATAAGAGACTGAGTATGAGTATACCATTGTCATTCCCACGTGACACTGATAGTGATCGGAGACAGTATGCAATTACTTTCTAGTTATCCATTACCACAACCAGTAGTGGATCAATTGGATGAGATATGTACATCCACTACCTTCCCATGGTATTTTCTCAAGGACACTACATTCCTTGATGAACCATCCAAGTATAATAATCAGACAAGTTTCTCACATGTACTGATGATGGACTATGAGGTGGTGAGTCATGAGTATCCATACTTTGAGAGTGCACTTAAGATAATATCACAACAAGCAGAGCAACCATTTACTGACATATATCGTGCTAGGTTAGGACTATTGTACCCTGACGGTAAACCACACCATACACCACACGTAGATTTTGAGTTCCCACATACTACGGCACTATACTATGTGAATGATGGTGATGGTGACACTCATTTCTTTGAGAACAGCATGACTATCCAAAAGGCATCACCGTCTAAAGGTCGAATGGTAGTATTTGATGGACTGCGTAAGCATGCATCATCTAGTCCTACTAAGGGAGTGAGAATAGCAATGAATGTTAATTACAAACCCAGAGTTTCTTAATCCTGATATTTACAGGATAGATGACAGACCTAGGGTATGGCGTGGTGCTATATCATTAGGTATCGTCACGTGGCAAGATGCTGAAGATGCCTTAAATCAACCATGGAATCATATCGTCACTGTCATAGGTGATCATGGTAAACGCATGGAACTTGATACAGTAGAGGAACCATGGTGGTATAAAGGTATTAGTAAGAAGGAAGAACTCTTCCACCTTGCCAACTCTGGATATACTGTTAATATATGTCAGTACGGTCATGGCAACGCTCACATTGAGCACCTATTGGCAGAGGTAGAGCAGTCATTTGATGGATGCTGTGATTGTCATATCTTTATTACCAATGGTAAAGACAACAGACATCTATCATTCCCACCACATTGGGATCACCCATCCAATTTTATAATACAAATGGAAGGGCACACCCGTTGGCAGGTCTACAAGAACAGAGCATCATCATTGATATCACTATCAGATACTAATGCTCAAGTCGGTTCTGATGATTTGGAAATAGACATAGATACTGTACTTAATCCAGGTGATCTGCTATACTTTCCATCAAGGGCATATCATAATACTAGGCACACGCTTGGTAGTAGATTGTCATTGAGCATTCCAATTTGGTCACCCAAGAGATGCGAATGCAGTGATCGTACCCACTACAAACTAGACCGATCATGATTGTGATCAGGTTTTCTAAATAACTACAGTACCACGTCCCATGCAGATGAATTATGCGGAAGTAGGGTGTTTAACCTTACAAGAAGAACATAGAGAGGTTATTAAGAAGGCACTTTTCTATTTGCAGAAAGAGTGCTATACTAAGTATGGAAAAATTTCTGACGAGAAACGGAGATTAATTAGTGAAATTGCCACCGCCCTCCATCTCGAATCTAAGGATTGAGGATAACTTCTTAAAGAAGAAGGACCATGAAGAGTTGTTAGGGTTGTTGACATCATGGGAGTTCCCATGGTTCTATCAACAGACATTAACTCATGGTAATGATGATCTAGAAGCATTTGGATTTAACCATTGGTTAAGTGCTGAGGAACACCCTGCTTATGCGAACCTGGTCAAGATGATGGAATCTGCCCTCGATGCCTGTAGTTGTTTGCGTGTTCGTGCAGACATGACATTATATAATCCTAATGGTTATCAGCATGCATATCATGTAGACACTGAAGAGGATCACATGGTGTGTGTATACTATGTGAATGACAGTGATGGTGATACATTAATCAGACAGGATGAATTTCATGAGTTGTGGCGTGTACCACCTAGAGCGAACAGACTATTAATATTTGATGGTAAATACTATCACACAGGACACTCTCCTGCTAAATATAAGTCAAGGATTCTAATCAATGCTAACTTCACCTTATGAATAGTACATCCTATCACATATACAAGGACGGCGATGTCCTTGCTCACTCACTTGATGAAGAACAGGTTGAGAAACTTAAAGAACTACTACACATAGAACCTGAAGTAGTTCCAGTCTACGAACCAAATCACGACATCGAACCTAGTTACTAATTATTATGACTGACTCTAACATTTTATCTGCGAATATTGAGGATGCAATAGATCATGAAACCTATGGATTATTCATGACTCCAGTAACAAAATATGGTATGTCAGATTTCATTGATCCATGTTTAGAATGGTGTAAGAATCAGGATTTTGTTGATGTTGCTGAAAGACAAGTATTATGTCACAATGTACAACAAATAGGTGCAAAGAATCAGATACTCCAGGATGTCCCAGGGTTAAGGAAAGAACTATTAAGAGTAGCACAGAAACATAACGATTCAGGTTTAAACTATGCTACAGAATTTGAGGTATCTGATTGTTTCGTTGAGGTTGCACATGCAGGTGCTATCTATGCACCACATGAGCATGCTAATTGTTTATTCAGTGGTACGTTCTTAATCAACTACGAAGCAGAGAAACATAGTTATCTTAAGTTTAAACGTAACGTGATGAGTCAGATGTACCCTATCATGATGCTACCATTTAAGAACATGACTGCATTTAATCTGCAAGAGGCAACTGTACCTTATAAGAATGGTGATTGTATTATATACCCTGCTAATTTAACTCATGGGTATGAATCAAACATGACAGATAACAGGATATCATTAACATTTAATATTATCCCTGTATGACTGACACATTAGTGCCATTGTTCTCAACACCTCTGTATATTTCAGAGGATAGTGATACTATGCCTGATATTATGCCAGAGTTAGCATCATCAGGCATAGTAAGAGGTGGATGGGATAATACATTACCTAACTCATTTAGATCTATTGAGTTAGTCCATAGTAATGGTGGATCACAGTCAGTAGATAATAATATACTGGATAGATTTCCAGAACTGAAACAATGGGTAATGAAGCATGTAAATATATACTGCTTTGATATAATGGAGATAGATAGTGATACTCACACTGTCGATATTGTATGCTCTTGGTTAAATGTACATCCTCAATTTGCTCGTGCCCCCAGACACACTCATCGTAACTCTTGTTATTCTGGTGTATTTTATATCAAAACATTTGATGGTTGTGGTGAACTAATATTTGAGAGATCAGATCATCAAATATTATGTCCTACATATGCACATCAGAATGTATACAATAGTTCTTCATGGACGATAACACCTAAGAATGGAACTATGGTAATGTTTCCATCATCAGTTATGCATTATGTACAACCTAATGAGATAATAGATGAGAGAGTATCTGTTGCATTTAATGTTATTGTACGAGGTGAATTTGGTAATCCAACTTCATTCTTAAAAATACAATGAGCACACCTATTTTTCTAGCGAACGCAGTAGCACTGGAGATTAGAAACATCATGAGATCATTAGAACCTGGAATGAGAGTGAGACTTGGAGATGATGAAGGTGTTATAAACTTCATTGGTGATGATTATATAACTATCACCACAAATAGGTGGAAAGATGATGGTTATAGGTCAGGATATAGAGAGACTAATTTATTAGTTTATGCAAAGGATTGGGATAACTTAGAGATAGAAGATGAGCATTTTTATAATCATCCTGATTATAAAGGTAAGATATGTGAACATCCTGGTAATGAATCATTACCTGAGGATATAACAGGGAAGAAACCAAATGTCACATAGTCACACACATACTGGTAAAAAGGTTGATACATCACAAGTAGAATTTGATAGGAGTGGTAGTGTTGATGAACATGGATTTAGTGTTAGACCACCAATTAGTGATAGAGAATGCATCTATAAAGCATTAGATAATGCTAGACAATTAGCAGGTATGGATAGAAAACAAGTAGCACGATTGTGTGAACAGTTTGAGACAATGAGTGATGATGTTGAGGAGATAGAGAGTGAGTACCCACCATTATGATTTTTTGGATAGGATTTACATTAATGTTCCTCAATGAGGGATTTGTAATGATGCGTCATGTATCACCATTCTTCTCTAGACTTAGAGATAAGGTGATTAATAAACTAGGTGATAAAGTGTGGTGGAGACTACATGGCACCTTAGATTGGTTATGGATAGCATTAGTAACTTGTGGACTAATAGCTAACTCTAGTAGAATACTACACATAGTAGTATTAATAACCTTCTGGACACTTGCATGGTTAATATTCTATCTACCAAGATGGATTAAGAGATGATTGAGAAATATATTATACTCTCATTATTATACCTTGAGTACATTACACAGAAACTATTATGTCTACCATACAAACTCTATATTAAGTTTGATTATTGGAATTTTAATAGGAAATTACCTAAATAAGTAGTAAGCAAATGGGTGCAGTCATGTCAGTTCAGAGTAAAGTTAAAGGTGTATTTGTTAAGGTAGTTGAGTTTGATAAGAAGATAATTAAGAAGTGTCAGGATAAGTGGGGATTGTCTGATTATCAGGTAGTTTGTATTAGTTTCCTTAAAGGATTTATTATTGGGGCAGTATTACTATGATACACTTTAATGAGAAAGATTTAGATCGTATGAAGAAAGCATGCGAGTATTATAAATCATTTGCACAACCTAATCACAGTATAGTAGAGGATTTTGAGAGGTTAATCCATAAGATCCATAACTATGAACATGACATAGAGTGTGATGACTGTGTACTGTGTGAATTGCATACATAGTGGTAACCAGTTGACAAACTGTCCACCATTTACCCCATTGAGTGTGTTTGTTGCTATACTATGTGAGTAGTCAACCAATTCTACATGACAGCATCAGTAGCAACACCTAAAACACGCTCTCGTAAAGCAACCAAAACAACTGCCAAGAGGAGTGTTATTAAAGTGACTGAAACACCAAAAACTGTTGCACCTGAACCACTGCTAAAGTGGGAAGACTATAAGAACGATGCAAAAATACGTTGGGAAATACATCAGTTTGAGACCAAAGAACTTTACAACGATTGTGTCTGGGTCTACAACGAGTCTGTTCCTTATGTAAAGAAAGCATACAAATACGTTCTTGAGTCATACAACAGAGTATTTAACCCAGTTAACTAACTGGCACACCCAACCCCCGAAAGGGGGTTTTTTAGTGTATTATTAAAGAGTGGAGACAGTCCACACATCATTTCATTATTAACAAAGTGAACACATTAAGACCACATCAGCAACGTGCTTTGGACGCAATGAGCACTGCCGATCTCGGTCAAATCATTGTGCCTACGGGTGGTGGCAAGACATATATTATGATCTCTCATGCAGCACAGTTAAAGAGAGGTTCTACTATCATTGTTGTTGCACCTCGTATATTATTAGCAAGACAATTGTGTGAGGATTTTAGTTCACAAATAGATGCTAAGATCTTTCATGCACATTCAGGTTACAGAGGTTATCAAGGTGGGACTAATCCTAACTGGATAGCAGAGTGGTGGGATACAAATAGAGATTATACTCGTATTATCTTTACTACCTATCATTCATTACATAGAGTAATGGAAGCACAAGTATATGCAGATGCAGTATATTGTGATGAAGCACATAACAGTTGTGCTAAATCATTCTATGCAAGTATATTTGAGTTAGCACGATTCTCTGATAAGAGATATTATTTTACTGCTACACCTCGTGTGTCTCGTAAACATTCTAGAGGCATGCATAATGAGTTAGTTTATGGTAGAATACTATGTAATGTAGAAGCACAGGAGTTAATCAATCAAGGGACAATCCTTCCCCCTACAATTGTACCATTTGAGACAGATGGACATTATAGTAAAGAGAAAGCACATGTACATCATGCTATTACAATAACATCTATACTAGATGAATTGGATGATGATAAGAGTGCTAAAGTATTGGTAAGTGTGCCTAAGTCACGTGTACTTAACGATATGTTATCTCGTACTATATTATTACATGAGTTAAAAGATAGAGGATATCATGTATTACATGTAACCTCTAAGTTTGGTGCATATGTTGATGGTAAGAAGGTATCACGTGCAGTATTCATGAACACATTAAAAGAATGGGGTTGTGATGATTCTATTCGTTTTGTGTGCTTCCATTATAGTATACTAAGCGAGGGTATTAATGTTCCTGGATTAACTCATACTATATTATTACGTTATCTAAATGTAGTTGAGATGGCACAGACTGTTGGTCGTGTTATACGTCTACATATAGAAGACCGTGAAAAGATTAACAACGGACAACTAAAACCTTGTGAGTATGCATTATATAAGAAACCTACTGGTTATGTAACAGTACCAGTACATCCTAAGTATGGTGCACATGTAGTCAAGAGATTACAGAAGGTTGTTAATAGTATATTCATCGAAGGTGTTCCCCCTATTTCATTAATAACATAATGGGTCAAATACAAAATCTATTCCCCAAATTCTATTATCATGGTCATGTTGAGAGACATGATGAGTTAAAGCGGGTGTTACTCAGTGAGAGTACATCTGCTAAACTCACTCAACCTAAAGAATGGAATTGCAGCGTTAAATCATCATTTGAGACTGACACTAATAAAGAAGATTTCAGTTGGGATTTATTCTTTGAGTGTATCAAAGATAATGTATTAGAGATGCATAACCAATTACATGGTCAAATGTTTAGTGAGGTATGGTTATCTGAAGCATGGATAAATGTATACTCTAAGGGTGATAGTCAAGAAGTACATACACATGTAGGTGGTTCTGATAGTACATTTGGTTGTGCATATTTTCTACAATATGATAAAGAAAAGGATGCACAGTTTGTATTCTATGATCCTAATCAAGAGAAACATTTAGGTAACTATAGTAAACACTATCCTACAGAGAATACGTGGTTTCCTGATGTTAGTGAGGGTGATATTATTATATTCCCTGCATACCTACATCATCAAGTAGAACCACAAAGAAGTGATACAAAACGTATCACAGTTGCTGCAAATTTAGGTATTAAAAAGAGGTTAGCATTGTGATAGAAACTATTGATGATTATTTCCCTAATTGGATGGTGCAAGATGTAGCAGAGTGGTTGACTGATTTTTGTCCACTCTATTATAATAATGCACCATATGGTGATTATAATAAGTCACGATTCTTAGGTAACACAGTTATACGTGACAATGAATTTACTGACACATCACCATGGTATTGGTTCTTTGCTTATATAAATGAATGTGTTATCAAAGACATTGCTACACGTCCACCATGCTCTCATATTCATAGACTGTTAGTCAATGGTCAAACACCAGACATGCAGAGTGAATTTCATACAGATCATGACATACCAGCAACTTCTATAGTATATCATGCATATGGAGAAGATGGTGATACTGAGTTTGCTAATGGTAAAATTATACCATTTAAACAAGGACGTATGATAGTATTTGATAGTAGTCTGCACCATAGAGGCAACCCACCTTCTAAGGGTATGCGGTTGTCTCTTGCCATCATAGCACCTCATAAGGGTGTACACATCAACACCGAATCAACGGATCCCTGGTAACCATGAACCACAGAATAGAAGTTAACAGTCAAGAATGCTTTGCAGTTGTTAGAGCAAAGAATCTAACAGAGGAACTGATCTCATTGTCCCCAAAACTCCCAAGACAAAGTTATGTTACAAAACTGCTCAAGAACCTATATTCTGAACTAGAATATCAACATGAGTTACTCAAGAATCCATCACTCAAAGAAT